CCTGCGCTTTTCATATGTCAGTTGGGACATAAGGGGGTTTGAAAGATGGCGAATCCGAGAAAACCAACCAGGAACAAGATCATACAGGGAACCTTCCGGAAGGATCGGGCGCCGAAGAAAGAACCGAAGCCGGAAAAGGTTTCTGGAGTTCCCAAGCCGCCGGCCTATCTGAGCAAGTACGCCAAAAAGATTTGGAAAGCCCTCGCCGAGGAGCTTGTTGGGAAGGGAATTCTAACTGTGTTGGATCTTCCGGCCCTGGAGGCCTGCTGCGAGGCCTACGGGCAGTACCGGCTGGCATATGAGGCGGTTTTCCGGCCAGTGGATCCGGAAACCGGCAAGAAAGGCAAGCGGACCCTCGCGGAATATATGAAAGGCCGCAATTCCCAGACGATGCCGGAATACACGACGATGACGAAAGCCTGGGCGACATTTAAAAGCTTTCTGACCGAGTTCGGCCTGACACCGGCCTCGAGGACGAAGCTTGAAATCGTAGAACCGAAAGGCAAGGGAGAAGATCTGATGGAGAAGCTCTGGAATGAAGCGTAAGCTTTTCGCTCTCTTTTTTTTCCTACTCTCCATGTTTGCGGCTGCCATGAGTGATTATACCGCCCAGCAATACATCGATAACGTGATATCCGGCCAGCAAGTAGCCTGCAAGTGGGTACGCCTGGCCGTCGAGCGCCACCTCCGCGATCTGAAACGAACGGAAGAAGATCCGGATTTCCCCTACTATTTTGATGAAGCCGAGGCGAAGCGGGTCATCGATTTCACCCAGCAGCTGCGCCATACCCAGGGAGAATGGGCGAATCCAAGATTACACAATCCCCTTATCCGGCTCGAGCCCTGGCAGCAGTTCATCGACTGGGTTTTGTTCGGATGGCGCAAGAAAGAGGGCGGCTATCGACGGTTCACGAAATCCTATATTGAAGAAGGTCGTAAAAACGGCAAAACCGTGATGGGTGCGGCGACGGCCAATTATTGCTTCATGGTCGACAGCCCCCGGGAAGTTGGGCCGGAGGTCTTTCACGTCGCTACCAAGAAAGAACAGGCCAGGGACAAACCCTGGAAAGAAGCAATGCTTCAGATCAAGAAGCATCCCTTTCTGAAATCGAAAACCAGAATCTACACGGGCAGTTCAAACATCATCATACCGGGGACAGCCGCCTTCATGAGGCCGCTCGGTAGAGATTCCTCCACCGAGGATGCCTGGAATCCTCATTTCGTGCTCGTCGACGAATATCATGCTCATCCGGACAATTCGATGGTCGCGGTCATGCAATCGGGTATGATCGCGAGAAAACAACCTCTCTTGTATATCATCACGACTGCTGGATTCAACAAGAATTCTCCCTGCTATCAGGAAGAACACACGATCGCGGAGCAGATCCTCGAGCGCCGGGTCAATCCTGTTCCGGAGCACATTTTCTGCATCATCTACACCCTGGATGAGAAAGACGACTGGACGGATCCCAAAGTCTGGATCAAGGCGAATCCGAATCTGGGGATTTCCATCGGTTGGGAGGAATTGGAAAACGAGATCAAAGAAGCCCTGATCTCTCCCCGCAAGCAAAACAGGGTAAAAACGAAAAACCTGAACATCTGGACCCAGGCGGAGAGCCGCTGGATTTTGGCCGAAGACTGGGATGCCTGCGGATCTGTAGTGGATCCGGAGGAACTGGTCGGCCGGAAATGCATCATGGGTCTTGACCTGTCTACATCCAAAGACATCACCGCCGAGGTCCTCTGCTTTCCTCCGGTTGAAGAAGACGAAAAATACAAGTTCCTTTACCGGTTTTTCATTCCCAAGGAAAATATTCTTGACCGGGAGCGCAAAGACAAGGTTCCATATTCGCTCTGGATGGAGCAAGGCCTTGTCATTGCCACGCCAGGTCCTACCATCAACGACGACTTCATCGAGCAGCAGATCTTCAAGGACGCGAAGAAATACCAGATCGAGGAAATCGCCTTTGATCCCTGGAAGGCTCAGGTCTTTGTCAATCATCTGACGGACGAGGGTTTCACCATGGTGGAGATGCGTCAGGGATTTTATACCATGGCTGGCCCGACGGATACCTTCGAACGTAAAGTCCTCGCCAAAGAAGTCGCCCATGGGAGCCATCCGGTTATGGCCTGGATGGTCTCCTGCACGGAGGTGAGAAGCGACAATAAAGGAAATTTCATACCGATAAAGCCGAAGCGCGAAATGACGGGGAAGCGCATCGACGGCGTTGTGGCTTCCATCATGGCCCTCGGCCGGGCGGTCCTGAAGATCGAAGGCGAATCCGATTTCATGAACGAGCCAACCCCGCCGCCGGCGGCGGCCGGAATGCGGAGCATGGAATTCTGAGGATGAAAGCAAACCTTTTGGATAAAGTCCGCTCAGTTTTCTCGAACAATGCGAAGCAGCATACGACAGAGGTAGGCGTTGCGGGCAACACCGGACACTGGGGATATGCCGAAACGGGCGAATATCTTGCGAAGCTCGACGGAGCCGCCGGCCGGATCATCTATGACAAAATGCGCCGCAACGACCACCAGGTCAAGGCGGTGTTGAGCGCCATCACGTTGCCGATCCGGCAGGCCGACTACTACATGGAACCGGGGAGCGAGGAGGAAGAGGATGTAAAGATCGCCAAGATCCTTGAGAAGGCGCTCCTCAAGGAGATGACGATCACCTGGGACGATACGGTACGGCATGCCCTATTGATGCTTCCGTTTGGCTTCTCGGTTCTCGAGAAGGTCTATGAGTACCGCGATGGCCTGATCCTTCCCCGGAAGTTGGATCCCCGCCTACCGCAATCCGTATTGCGCTGGAAATACGATAAAGAGCGCCGGCGGCTGACCCACATGATCCAGCAGGATACGGACTGGAAGGAAATAGAGATCCCGATCGAGAAGTTGCTTATCTTCACCACCGAGAAGGAGGGCGACAATTGGGAGGGAATCTCGATTCTTCGGCCGGCGTACAAGGCATGGTACATCAAAGATACTCTGGAGAAAATCAATGCGATCATGCATGACCGCTGGGGCGTGGGGATCCCGGAGATGACGGTTCCAAAGGGAATAGAACGCGGCACTCCGCAATGGAACGAGGCCCAGAAGCTTCTGGAAGAGGTCCATGCCAACGAAAAAGGCTACATCCTGAAGAATGAGGGTTGGTTATTTGAGGTAAAGGGCGGAGAAAAGGGCAAAGGGACCGATGTTTTGGGCTCGATCAAATACTACGATGAGGCGATCGCCACAGCATTGTTGGCGATGTTTATAAGCCTCGGCTCCTCCAAAACCGGAAATCGGTCGCTTGGTGAAACCTTTTTCGATGCCTTTCTCATGTCAATTCAAGCCTTTGCAGATTATATCGCCGAGGTCATCAACCGATTCTGCGTCCGCGAGCTCGTAGATCTGAATTGGGAAGTCGAGAACTATCCAACATTCAAGGTCAAACGAGTGCAGTCACTTGCCCTCCAGGCGATCGGCTACCTGGTACAGACCGGGGCGCTGAAATGGAGCCAGGTCCTGGAAAATGACCTCCGGAAGATGCTCCGAATGCCGGAACGCGATTCTGAAGAAGAGGAAGAGAGCAAGGAGGAGGAAAAAGAAAATGCCTTATCCGAATGAACATAGTTGCGAACTGGGGACTGGTAATTATGACCGATATCGACGGGAAAATTGCCAAAGAAAACATGACGGAAAGTGCATCGATGCGGTCTGGGGGATCAAGGGAGACAAGACCGAAGTATCGAGCCTGCGCTATAAAACAGATATCTGGACGGAATCAGCCGCTCGATCGCACTGCAAAGATGAAGGTGGGACATTTGAAGCCGCCAGCGACGAAGAAGAGAACCTCTTGCCGTTCCCTGGGAACATTCCGCCAAAACCCTGGTACACGATGGATTCCACAGAAGACAGCGCGGAAATTGAGATTTTTGACATTATCGGTGGCTGGTTTGGAGTGGAAGTAGGTCAATTCAAAAAGGATTTTGACAAAATAAAAAACAAGAAAGAAATCAAGGTCCTGATCAATTCTCCGGGTGGAAGTGTGTTTGATGGAATGGCGATTTACAATATTTTGGCCGCCTACAAGAGTAAAATCACTACTGAAATTATCGGGATCGCCGCTTCGATTGCCTCCGTGGTCGCGCTCGCCGGGAAAACACGCAATATCTGTCAGGGATCCTATTTCATGATTCATGATCCATCTGGTA